GAAGTCGAAGAAAAGGCATATCAACCATTCTTAACCAATAGGGCATTGTCCTACCACCAAGATTGTGTTTATCTTATTAATGAGATGAACTGCAATCACCAGTTGGATAATCGTCTTCAGTATTCATTTTTAATAAATACTCTTAGAAAAAGAAGGCGATTTTCAAAATGGCAAAAACCTTACGAAAGTAAGAAATTAGATACAATAAAATCCTTTTACGGTGTATCAACTCAAAGAGCAAAAGAGTATCTAGAGTTATTAGATGATAAACAATACCGTGAATTGAAAGAAAGTATGAATTTTGGTGGATCAAAACATGGACGAACAGATACTAGTTGATAAACTAGTCGAAATAAAATTTCAAGAAAAAGACGATTTTCTAAAGATAAGAGAAACTCTTACACGTATTGGTGTTGCCTCCAGAAAAGATCAAGAACTTTTTCAATCATGTCACATATTGCATAAGAAAGGTAAATACTACATTGTGCATTTCAAAGAACTGTTTCAATTAGATGGCAAAACTGCAAACATAGATGAGTCAGATATTGGACGTAGAAACTCTATTGTCGATCTTTTAAGACAATGGAATCTAGTAGAAGTGGTCAGACCAGAGCAAATTCAAGAACCTAGAGCACCTTTATCACAGATAAAAATAGTATCATTTAAAGATAAAGCAAACTGGAAATTGACTACAAAATACTCTATCGGTAACTCAAACAACTAAATAAAAGTCAGGAGGAAGCAATTATGTTTCAAGGTATAATAGACTTCATTATGGGGATATGGAACTTACTGATGATAGTTCCTATCGTTATATCTATTTGTTCTGTTATCGTTTCTTTAACACCGACCCCGAAGGACGATAAATTATGGGCAAAAGTATATAAATGGTTAGAAGTCCTTGCTTTAGCAATTGGTAAAGCAAAAGACAAAAACCCTCTTTTAGATAAGTAACTTTTGTGATATACTAGTCGTATACTAATATTCGAATAGGAGTAAATTATGGAATATTTTATTGGAGTGATTGTACTAATCGTAATCGGTGGTATAGTCTATAATGGAATACAAAGTGAGAGGGAAGTACTTCCCACTACACCTGCACCAGCACCTGCTCCAGTGGCAGATGCAAATGATAATGGTATAGTATCTAAAGCAGAACTTAAGAAACTTACCAAAGTGCAGTTGGTCGAATTTGCTGATAAAAAAGGACTCAAGATCAAAAGATCAGGTACTAAAGCATCAGTGGTAAACGACATACACTCACAATTGTAATCTAAAACTTAAACAATTGTAAGGGACCCGCAAGGGTCCCTTTTTTTTATTGTATTACTATTCAAAAAACATAAATAATCACGTATGGAAGATTTGTTATTATTAATCAATGAAGTGGGAATACCAATTGCTGGATCGATTGTAATGGCATTTTTTATCTTTCTTACACTACGTTACATCTTAGAGGGTGTAGCAGATGATGTGAAAACATTAACTGGTATGGTATCGATGTTAGAAGACAGGGCCAGAGTGATGAATAATGAAATTATTAAGATTGATTTACTAATATCTCAAGCATTAGAATTGCAACCTGATTTAGATAGAGTTGCAAGAAGTGAGAACTTCATAGAAGATGGAAGTATCGATGCTAGGAGAGATTGATGGTCGAAGAGATAGTTAAATTAGTAGACGATTTTGGATTTCCTGTTGTTATGTCTATAGGTATGGGGTACTTCATATATTTTATTTGGAAATATGTCACTGAAGAATTAGAACCCAAAATTGATAAGCAAAGAACTACCCTTATCAAATTGATTGATCAAATGCGAATGCTAGATCAAGATCAAATACGTCTTCAACAAAAGTTGAATACAATATTAGAAATAAGAAGGAATCAGAAAAATCGTGAAAAAAGAAATAATAAGTCTTAGTATACTATTAAGTTTGCCAATCATGGCAGATGAAATCAAATTTGGATTTAAGAATCCATCATTCAGTGGTATTGGTACAGGTGCACATTACTTGACCATAGAAAACCAAGAGTTCTCAAGAAAAAAACAAATCGAAGATGCACTTGAGTCTGCTAGAAAGGCGGCCGAAAGAGCAGAAGAGAATACAACCTTAGCAAAATTTATTAGAAACCTCGAATCGAGAATCTATGCACAATTTGCCAAACAATTAGTCGAATCAATGTTTGCGAATGATACACCCGCAGGGTTTGGATCATTTGCATTAGAAGGAAATATCATAACATGGGAAGTCATAACAGACGAGAGTGGTGCTGAATTTATCAGACTTACTATTGTGTCTGAAGACGGAACAGAAACAGTCTTAGAAATCCCAGTTGGTACAGGAAACTTTGGACAAGACCCAGATACAGGTGGCGGTTCAGACGGAGGTTCTTAATGTTTAGATCATTTCTCTTAGCAATAACAATTGCTCTTTCGGGTTGTGCATCAATGCCACAGTGGTCAGATAATCCACAAGATTGCGAAAGATGGAATGAAGGATTCAGTAAAGATTTATACTCAGGCGTAAAGAAACAATTATCTAGAAAATATATTTGCGTAGAAGAACCAGAAGTTGTAAGATTACCAAGTTACATAGAATTACTCAACTTACCACCCGCAAAAGAAAGACCTGTAGTTGCAGTATATAACTTTCTGGACAAGACAGGACAAAGAAAATCGGTAGATAACATCGCATCTTTTTCGACAGCAGTAACACAGGGTGGTGTAGAAATGGTAATCGATGCTCTAAAAACAGCAGGTGGTGGCACTTGGTTTAGAGTAGTAGAAAGAAATGGAATAGATGCTCTAGTTAGAGAGAGACAAATTATAAGATCAGCACGTCAAGACTATGCTCGTTCTACGGGTGAAGAAGTCGAAGATGTACAACCACTTTTATTTGCTGGCATATTAATTGAAGGTGGTGTAATTGGTTATGATACAAATCTTATGACAGGTGGACGGGGCGCACGTACACTTGGCATAGGATATACGAAACAGTACAGGCAAGATGCAGTTACAGTTTCAATGAGAGCAGTTAGTGTTCTCACAGGTGAAGTTTTGTTAAATGTCCAAACTCGTAAAACGATTTTGAGTTACGGAGAAGGTGGAGATATTTTTAGATTCATCGAACAAGGAACTCAGTTAGTCGAATACGAAGATGGAGTTGGTAATAATGAATCGGTGACTTATGCTACGAGGACTGCCATTGAAGCGGCAGTTCTGGAATTAATTTACCAGGGACACGATAGAGGTTTCTGGGTTATAGAAGAGGTAAACGAAAATGAATAAAATACTTAGTTTAGTATTATTAATGTCGACAACATTTGTTTTCGCACAGGCCACTGATGATAACGAAGTAAAAATTACCCAAGTTGGGGACACTTTAAAACTTTACATTGATCAGGTAGGATTTGGTAACAAAATAGGTGGAAGTGATGGTTCAGACGGATCATTATCATCTATGACACTTACTGGTTCAACATTAGATTTTAATATCGATATGATCGGTAATCAAAACTTATTGTATGGACCTTTCATAGCAGATAGTTATGATCTAATCTTAAATGTAACAGGCGACTCAAACGAGTTCGACTGGAATGTAGGTTCAAGTGGTTCATCTGACTCAGGTGATATGAACTTTGTCATTACTGGTGATTCAAACACCTTTGATATTGATCAAGGTGCCACAGCATCAGCAGAATTCCTAAATGCAGATTTAGTATTGCAATCAGGTTCTTCAAGCAATGTCTTTGACATAGATTGGGAATCAGACAATATTGTTTGGAACTTAGATATAGATGGTTCATCAAACAATATCAATACATTGCAGAATGATGGTGAACAAAGTCTAACTTTAACATTAGACGGTTCAAGTGCTGACGTGGATATCAATCAGTTATCAGGTACATGTGCGGCAGGTGCATCAAATGCCTGCTCATCGCCAAATGCGATTATAAACCTAGATGTCGATAGTGAAAATGCAATCATTCAGATCAATCAAAAAGATTCATCTAACGATTCTTAGTACTTTGTTAATCAGTGGGATTAGTTTTGCTAATCCCATTGGCGACATTGTAGAGCAGTCTGGAAGTGGTTACATCACCAGAGATAAAGAACAATTAGATAATCCTGTAGGGACAGAGATTGTTCTAAAAGACGAAGCACAAACAGTCAATGGCAGAATGAAGATTGTCTTCTTAGACAATGAAGTTCTAGATATGACTGAACACACTTACGCATATATCGATGAAGCATACTATGATCCTGATCCAAACTTATCTAAAATGTCCATACAAATGGTACAAGGAACTGCTAGATTTACATCTGGATTGGGTAAAAGAATCAACAAAGCAAACGTAAACGTTTCAACACCAACTGCACAAATATCAATTAAAGGAACAGACTTTACTACAACCGTAGATGAGATCGGAAGATCATTAGTCATTTTACTCCCAGATGAAGAAACAGGAGAGTCTAGTGGTATTATAGAAGTTTCTAATCTTGGTGGAGTTGTAGTATTAGATCAACCATATCAAGCAACAGTTGTTGCGACACTAGACACGCCACCAACTTCAGTATTAACAATAAGTAATATCACACCAAACATGATCGACAATATGTTTATTGTCAATCCACCACCAGAAGTAAAACAAGCATTAGAAGAAGATTATAGAGACGAACAAAATCAAGATCAAGGCATTCTAGATGTGGACTTTCTAGAGTTCAATGAATTAGAAACAGATGCGTTGGCAGATACAACAGAAGATTTAGAATTTTCAGAATTGGACATAGACTTTCTTGATGTTGATTTCTTAACTGATCTCTTAGACGTTGTACCAGAACTAGAAAGAACAACAGTTCAACTTAGAGATGTTCAAGAATCTGCTGGTCAGATAGGAAATATAGATTTAATTGGAGCGGCCTTTGGATTTAACAAAGACTCTCAATATAATGTATTTGTAAGAGATGGTGATTTAGTATTCTTTAGAAATGTTAATGGACTCATCGAAATTATTATAGCAAGTGGTAACTCTGGTACATTAGAAACAAATGTAGAAAGTTATCAAGGAATTATAGAATTTGGTAATGGAGATAAATCAATAGAGATTGTGATCAATCAATCTAACTAAATAGATACAGGAGGAATTTTTATGCAATATTTACAAAAATTTTTAGATTGGCATGAAGATATGGTATACATGTGGTTAGAGAGACTGGGTATAACTGAGTATCAAGCAATGCTCATTGCTTTTGCAGAAGGTCTTCTTTTAGGATTATTACTATGGTGGATATTTTAAAAAGATTATTAATAATATTAGGAGTAATAACCATAGGGACATTATCGATCCCTATGGTTTTTGCAGACGATAATCAGATTACAATCCAACAAGAGGGTGATGACTTTGAACTTGACATAACTCAAATCGGTTATAATAATATCATCAAACAATGGACTGCTTCGGAAGGGATTGACGGTGATGATAATGTTATTATAATCAAACAAGCAAACGATAGAAGTGCCTCAGGAGATCAGAATATTTTAGAGATTCGCAGAGTTTGGGGTGACGGAAATACTTTAAAACTTGGTCAAGGATATCAAGTCGGAACTAACGGAAACTTTAGTAGAGATTATGCAGAGTACGGAGATACTTTTGCACACCTAAACATTACAGGTGATTATAATAGTGTCTTAATGACACAAAGAACAAACAGTTCTTCTTCAGGACATGAATATTGGTTACATCTTGAAGGAGATAATAATGATATTTACACAGTTCAAAGAGAAGGTGGAAGTCAATATATCAATTTAGATATTTACAATGATTACAATCAAGTCGATCTCAGACAGACAAATGCAGGCGACCACTATATGAGTGTTATATTAAATGGAACACAACCTACTGATATTACTGTATATCAGAATGGTTGGAATAATAAATCATATAGTATTTCTCAAAATTGCCACACAGTCGGTGGTTGTTCAGTATCAGTTACACAGGGTAATTAATGTACAATTGGAAAACAGTCCTAGTGACAATAGGATTATGTGTTGGCCTCAAAATATGGAATCCATATTTCATAGAAAATATATCTTGGTCTTGGTTTGATTTTCTACATCAACAACAACAGATAGAAAAAGTCGAAGACATTGTACTTGTAGACATAGATGAGAAATCATTAGAAAAATATGGTCAATATCCTTGGCCAAGAAAAATCTACGGGGATATTCTTCTTAACACTGACCCATCTTTAACTCATGTCTTTGCTATAGGATTTACAGAACCGGATCGGTTCGAGCAAGATGAAGACTTCGCATTAGGGTTAATTAATAGATTGTCCGTCCTGTCTTCTCAACCCACAAATCAAAAAGGTTCTGGGTCAGCACCTTTTGTAAAGACTACAACGTTTGGTGGTGGACAGATAGATGATTCTGTATGGAGTTTTGAAGGTATTGCTTCGCCTGTACGCATCTTAAAAAACAATACTTATGGTGTTGGTGTTACAGTTGCTACACCTCAACAAATGGGAACTGCAAACTTTGATGGTACTATCAGATCAGCACCACTCATAGTAAAAGCAAACGATCAGATATATCCATCTCTTGCTCTAGAAACTCTCAGAGCATTATATGATATGCAAAACTACAATACTAAAGTCACGCCAGAAGTTGGAATAGAATGGATTAGAATGGGTAAAGCAAAACCAATCGAAACTACTCCAACTAGTGATGTCATGATCAGTTATTGGAACGAGTTTGATAGAGTATCAGCAAGTGATTTAGAATCTGCTAATCTCACAAACAAGGTTCTAGTATGGGGTCTGACTGCTGAGGGATTGAATAATCCAATCTCAACCCCAGTGGGTGTATTATATCCCCACGAAGTTCAAGCAAACCTAATCCAAACCGTTCTGCAAGAAGTTCGAATACAACAATCCTACTATCTTGAATTTCTCGAAGTTGTTCTTCTGGTGACAGTTTTGCTAGGAATATTGGGAGCGGTTTACATGCTTCCCACAACTGTTTCGGCGATAGTGAGTTTAGGTATTGTTGGATTTCAGTTGGGTGGTGGATTCTGGATTTGGACTTATGATTACGTTCTTTTCGATACTTTCTGGTCATCGATATCCTCCATGATTGTATTTGGACATGCTTCTTTCAACAAATACTATGTAACATATCAACTCAAAGAACAAATTAAGAAACAGTTCCAGAAATATTTATCTCCTGACATGGTTGAAGAACTACAGAAAGACCCAAGTAAACTGAGATTAGGTGGGGATAAAAAAGTAATGACATTTCTATTCATGGATATATGTGGATTTACACCTGTATCAGAGCATTATAAGAACAAGAATGATCCAGAGGGGTTAGTTAATTTAATTAATAAATATCTTGATA